AGAGACTCAAAGGACTGAACTGCAAATTCTACAGTAAATTCTTCAATCGTATCACTTGAATCATAAGAAAGGTCGATTGCAGAAACAGCAACTGGGAAAATGTCGATGAACTTGTATGACTTCAGAGGTGTAACCTTAGCATCACCAGCAGATGAAGAGTTATTACCGCTGCTAACACCTGAGGAATAACCTCTACCCAGTTGATGAACTTCAGCATTAATCATGTATGCTCCTGGTCTTGTTGCTCCAGTATTATTGCTAAGTCTAGCAATACTGTTCATCCAAGCTTCCATAACAGTTCTGATTGCGAAATTCTCATCATTGATAACAGTAATAGTCCAGTTATCAATGGTTCTGTCTCCAGCAACCTTCAGAGTACGACCTCTGAAGGGAATATCGATGGAAGCAATGTTCGATGCAGGCAGGTTTGCTGCTTTGCACAGAATAGCAAAGTCTTCCTGTTCAGTTTTTCCGTACTTTACTCTGGGTACTGAGTTTTTAACAGAATCGGGCAGATTATCAAGACGGACCTCAAATAGATTGGGTCTTGCACCACCACCTTGCAGCCTGCTGTGGAATTTTGAGAGTGTGCGTAAAGTTGACATTTTTAGAAATCCTCCGTTATTTTATAATTTAATGATCAAACTCTACCTGCTACTTCCGAGAAAGAAACGCCAGTTCGCGTTGCTACGAAAGTAAGGGTGATGAAGTTGATAGACTTGGCAGGCTTCAGGAAGATGTCTGCTCTGAACTCATTGTTGTCAATCACGTCAGGAGTATTATTGGTCTCGTCGCAAATGACGAGGTAATCAATGAGTCCTCTCTTCGCTTGAACATCACGGAGGTATGGATCAACGATGTTTCTGAAGTTCGCTCTGGTCAGATCGTCGTTCAGTTCAAACAGTTGAGCCTGTGCTGCTCTTTCCAGTGCTTGCTCAATTGTGAGGAACAAGCGGCGAACATTGATTCTGTCAAACGCGGACTGATATCCGAGAGCAGTCTTATCACCGAAAAGGAATGTTCCTGCACCAGGTGAAGTGATGAAGGAGTTAATTCTCTTAGGATAGAGACGATCTCTTTGTGCCTTGCTTGGATTGTAAGCAAGTTTAACAGCGTTATTCAGTACACCACGCTGTTGACCAGCAGGTGAGAACCAAGGATATGCAAGAAGTGCAGTTCTTGCCATCATTCCACCAACATCAGCGTTGGTTGGAATGTAGACAAACTTATTATTAAATCTGTCGAAGGTGTACTTGTATCCAGAATCGAACGTCGCGTAAGACGAGGATGTCAAAGGACCGAAGTAATTGATCAGATTCGTGGTTTGTGTCTCCGCAGTTAAGAGTCCACCACCAGGTGCTGCGACCAAGTTTGCTCTATGAGCACCAATGCAAGCCATGCAATCTTTTCTTCCCTCTGCAACAGAGATGATGTAGTTTGCTTTTGCTTGAGATTCTGCTTCTGTAGCACAACCAGGACCCATAATCAAGAAGTCTGCTTCGACTTCATCCTTATTGGAGAACAATCCGTAAGCGGTGATCAGTTTTCCAAGGTCTGCCTTGTAACCGTCTCCACCAGTGCTCTGATAATCGTTACCACCCAAGAGGTTGTAAGTCTTATTACCGATAGCAAGGAACTGTTTGTCTTGTGCAATCGTTCCAGACTGGTTAGATGCTCCAGTATCTGCAGTGAAAGATGCAGATGGTACTCCAGTGTATGCAGTAAATCCAGTTGCTACTGGTGTGGTTCCATGGTGAGCATCAGCTGCTGCCAGAGGATCCTTTCCTGCATAAATGTTAGCAGAAAGATCACGGAGGTAATCTTTAAAGTATGTCTTCTGAGGTGCATTGACGTTAGAAACAGCGTCACTTGCCTTAGAAAGATCAACGTGCTTCTCAAGGATATTACCCTTGATGCCAGTTACATCTCCAGTGTCATCAACAACCACGATGTGAAGTTGATCATTATGCCCTTGTCTGTCATCAACGTAAACGCTAGTACCAGGTTTTGGTGCTAAAGTCTTCCAGTAAATGGTGGAGTTAGTAAGACCTAAGGTCTGTTGATCATACCAGTCAACTGCGCTTGCAGGTGTGGTTCCAGAGTTATCATTTGCTCCGTCTGAACCTACGAAGTATGCACCGACCGAAGTACCGAAGGATGCAAATGAATCTCCTTCTGCATAATCGATTCTTGTTTCAGTTCCTGCAGAGTCAACTCTGGAAACGATCTTAACATCAACCGAACTAGTTGTTCCGCTGGTAGAAACTCCAGTAATGATACCTTTTACATATCCTGTGAATACAGAAGTCGTTCCTGATCCAGGAAGAACTCCAGTAACTGCTGCGGTAACACCAGCACCAACATTACCACCCAAGGCACTAACGTTAGTAGTAGTAATACCGAGTGTTTGGTCAGCAGCATCGTCGATGTAGCAAACCTTCAGGTTTTCTGCCCATGATCCTGGGTTCTTAGCAGCCCAGTAGAAATCAGTTGCAGTATCGTAGTTATTAGTATAGTCGTCGTAGTTCTTGATCTTCAGTGTGGTAGTGCTTGCAATACCTACACCTGCGTTAGCATTCTTCAAGTCATCATCATCTGCTCTAACGACCTTAAGGACGCCACCATATGAGAGATAAGATGATGCACTCATCCAATACTCATACTGTCTGTCTGCGGACTTAGGCTCACCAAATACGTTGATGAGGTCCTGCTCTGTTGGAATGTTTGTTACCTCTTCTACAGGTCCAATTTCAAATGGTCCGCAAATGGCACCAATGTTATCAAGTACATTATCAGCTCTTCCTACAGTTAGGTCAACCTCCCTTACCAGTACTCCAGGAGATAATTGAGGAGTCGCCATGTGTTAGTTCTCCGTGATCTCAGTTTATCTGAAAATATTTATTAAAAGGTCTATTTTCACAGGGGAAACAAGACGTGAACTACCAATCTGGATAATCCCAATCAACAAACGGATCTCTTTTTTTCTTGCTTTCTACTATTCTTTTTATTGTGCAGTCCTTACACTCATAAGAATATGATGATGCAACTGCTCCTCTATCCTTTCTTGTTCTATAAAATCCATCAACTAAATTTTTTGTTATGCCACATTTTTTACACTTTCTATCTTGAAGAAGTAGATGACCTAACTTAATCTGACCATCTAGATCCATTAACGATACTCCCACATATGTGCCATATCACCATATTCATCAGTGAACCATCTATCCCCAGAATTATCGACAAAACTATCTTCACTTAGACCGTCATTTAAAAAACCAAAAGGAGCCATATCTTGCTCAATTTGATTCTTTTGTTCTTCGTACAATCTCTTACGAACATCCTGGTCAGTCAGTTCTTTAAAGTAGTCCATTTGAACCAACCAAGCATAGATAACAAGACACATTGCCAAGTCATCATTACATCCTTCTTCTGCCTCAAATGAATTGTGCTTTGAGATAAAGGTTGTCAACTCTGAGATGATCTCATAGTCATTAAAGATAAGTTTATTTTCTTCGATTAAAGTTTTGAGATTGAGTGAACCAACTTTTTTAACTGTCTTGGACATCTTAACTCCAAGTTGGGTTTTCTTACCAGAAAATCCTTGTCCAACAATCTGACCTGCTCTACCTCGCATAGAACACATCAATAGGTTTTGATATTCCAAATCGTATTGGAGAATAGATGCTACTTGATCACCAATATCATTCACCTCGCATAGAATAAAAGCACTATTATAATTTTTTGCAACCTCATATATGATGTTAGGGAATAACATTGGTTTTATATCATTATTCCTATACTTTGCAACAACTTGATGAGGAAACTGTGTAATATCTACGACAACGAAGGCAGAGTAGTCTTCTCCAACTCCCCTCGCAACGTCAACTGTCATTACATAATCATGCTTCTCTTGTGGTGGAACATATACATCTAATCCAGCATTTCTTTGGATTGGATTATCATACACTAAAGTTCTTAACTTACTAGGTGCAATCAAAGTATCAACAGATCCAAGAAATTCACACTCAAACTCAACTTTAAACTGTTGCTCTGAGGTGTTGGCAATAGTTGTTTCTTTCCAAACATCATCCCTGCCAGGAACTTCTGACCAATGAACGTCAGTTGGAATATATTCGTTCTTTCCTTTTTCCGCATCATGCCACATACGGTAGAAGTGATTCATACCATGTGGCGTTGATACGATAATTACTTTGGTGTTTTTACCAGAAGTAATAGTAGGATAAACAGATGCAAAGAACGAGTCAGCAACGTGATTTGGGACGAACGCGAACTCGTCGAGAAAGAGGATGTTAAATGACATACCTCGGACAGCACTTGCAGACGTACTAGCTGCCAATATCTTACTGCCATTTTCTAACTCCAGAG